ATCCATATCTAAACAGTATGAATTTATTTCTGATGAAATTACTCTTTGGTTCCAATAATTTCCTCCATAAGGAAATAGGTACATAGAAAGTTCCGGGGTTTTTTTCATATACTCAACAACTTCTGAAACTTTTTTTTCTGTAGGTAACTCTATAAACATATTATTAGAAAAAGCTGGACACCACTTTGCTCCAAGTTTTTTAAGCTCACTTTCAATTTCAGGTTCATAAATACCTCCATAAAAAACTATTTTATTTAATAAATTATATTCCCCAAGTACATTAAATTTGAATTCTTCAACATTTTGTAGATCAAGTTCTTTTAAAAGTTCTAGAGCTTTTTCGTCTTTAATTTTTAGCGAATCAAAATTTAAATTTTTTAGATAATATTCCATTCTTTCGGCATTTTTAGAGTCGCCTAAAGCGATATACTCTTTTAGCCACCTTTCATAGTCACTTTTTTTTCTTGTATCTGCAATTTCAATATAATTTCTAATTTCTTCTTTACTTAAAGAACTAACTTTTAAATCTTTTTCATCGGTTAAGATGTACAAAGAAACATTAAAATCATACATTTTCAAACCGTAATCTTTAGAAAAATCATTTTCTTTTAAAATTCCAACAATTGCTTTTACTTTTTCAATGCTGAATTCATAGTCAGGATATACAAAATCTGATCTTTTAAATTGCGGTTTACCATATAATTGATCAACTATATCAAAATGGATTCCACGACCGCATCCTAAGTTTATAGAAATCTCTACTTTTAAAATTTTATCTAAATTCATCTTTTTCTCCTTCAATATTTTTTAATCTTTTATTCAATAACACTTATGTATTGGCTTTGTAAATGTTTAATAATGCTGATCTTATCCTCTAATATACTCATCATGTCTTGCAAATAAAAAATTGTATCATCTAAATAATTAACATACTTTGGTTGATAAGAGTAACCGCATATTTCTTGGTGATCTTGAAGTATGCTAACGATTTCTCCGATTACATGATCGATTAAATACTGTATTTGTTCTTGTTTTAGTGTCATTTGATTCTCCTTCAATTGTGTTAAATTTGATATAAGTATATCGTATTTAAGATTTATGTCAAGAAATAAGAATTTAATCAATTTGTATTATTATAAAAAAAATAGTATACTATATATATGAAAAAGATTTATATAAAACTTGATGGAATTCCTATTTCTCAAGGTAGACCAAGATTTGCAAGAGGAGTGGTTTATGATCCTTGTGCTAAACAAAAAAAAGATCTTCTTTCTCTTTTAAGAGATCAAGTAAAAGGCTTAAAACCTCTAGAATGTCCTCTTTATGTTGAAGTGATCTTTTACTTTCCTTTTGCTAAGAGTGCAACCAAAGCCTTTATAAAGAAAAATTACAATCAACAATATTTTACACGACCGGATATTGATAATCTACTAAAATTTTATCTTGATCTATTGCTTGGGGTTGTGTATAAGGATGACTCCTTGATAGTGAAAGTAGTAGCTCAAAAAGTTTATGCAGCTGAAGGAGTTACAAAGATAATTTTAAGTAAAAAAGGAGAGAGTATGGTTACAGAGCATATACTATGTTATAAAAAAGAATTAAATATAGAAGATCTAGAGTACATTACTAGAAAAGCAAATCAATTGGGGTATGCAGGGCGAGATATCCATCGTACATACATAGTAGAAGAAGAGAATGGTGAAAAGCATTTATATTTTGAGTGTGATGAAATAAAGAAAAAGGCTTCTTTTCAAAAAATAGCATATTAATATACAATTCAACTTTAAACTTAAGAGGATAAAGTTGAGAGTAATAATTTCAAATTATAAAGTTATAAAAAAAGGTTTTCTAGAAGCTAGTTTAGATGTTACTGTTCCAGATTGGGGAATAGAAATTAGAGATATTAAATTATTTAATAAAGAAGGTAGTCAGTGGCTTAGTTATCCTTCTCGTGAGTATGAAAAAGATGGTAAGAAATCATATTTTTCATATGTAAAATTTTCTTCAATAGAAATTGAACAAGATTTTCAGCGATCAGTAATCGATTCTATCAGTCCTTCAATTTCACAACCATTAGAAAAACGTACTCAATACAATGAAGAAAGATATCGTACTTTTGTAAAAGATTTTAAAGAAGAGGAGACCCTCCCATTTTGAAAAGTAAAGAATTAGTTTGGACATCTTTTGCAAAAAAAAAACCTACACCTGAACAGTCAGTAGAGTATAAGCTAGAAATTATGTGCAAAGGCCACTATGTGCCATCTGACGAGCTATATACTTTTATTCCTGAACCTAAAGAATCTCAAATAGGAAGAATAGTTGCTTGGAGACCTTGGAAAGAAGGACCTAAATATAAAAAAGAGGATAAATGATGTATATTACAAAAATTACTTATAAAGATAATGTAACTTTAAATTTGACAGTTGATGAAGAAGATTGCAAATCTTTATTTCAAGCTTTATCTGCTCAAAAGATATTTTGGTCTAAAGAAGGTAAAAATGGATTTTGGACAAATCTTTCTGATATAAGATATATTCATATTTTAAAAGAGGAAGAAAAAATTGAAGAAAACTCAAGTTCTGAAGTACCTTCTTCGTCTTAGACTTCTAAGATGTCAACTTTTAAGAACTTTACATCACATTTCTTTTTTGATAGAACAAATTGAAAGTGCTATTAATGAAAATACACAAAAATTAAAAAAATGAGTAAAAAAAAAGAAAAAAAGCCCAGAGGATTTCGAGTTTTAGTTGACTGGAGTCAAATTGAAGAGCTTGCAATGGCTGGCTGCAACGGCACTGAAATAGCAGCACACTTTGGGATTACTCCCCACCAACTCTATGTCAGATGCGCTGACGATAGAAATCAAGCTTGGTCTTACTTTTCTAAAATTTACTATGAAAAAGGAAATTCCCTTTTAAAGGTTCAGCAGTTTAAGCAAGCTCTTGAAGGTGATAGGGTAATGTTACTCTGGCTTGGTAAGCAGCGTCTAGGTCAAAAAGAAACTCCAGAACAAAAAAAAGAAATACCGGATGAAATTAAAGAATTTGTTGATCTATTAAAAGCTAGTGGTCCTGGTCAAATTACTATTGATAGCAAGACCCATGAGCTAGTAATAGATGAAAATTATAAAAAAGAAGTAAAAAATGAAACAACTGAGTAAAACTCAATATAATGCGTTTATCAACTCCACAGCTAGGATCAATATCCTCCAAGGCGCGGTTAGATCTGGAAAGTCTTTCGCATGCCTACTTCGATGGATTGATTTTTGTATAAATGGACCTGATGGTCCGCTTGTTTTGTGTGGTAAAACTGATAAAACAATTAAAAGAAATATAATAATGCCTCTTCAAAATATTGTTGGTAATGCACTTGTTTATAAAGCAGGTAAAGGTGAAGTACAATTCTATAATCGGACTATGTATGTAATTAGTAGCCATGACGATAGAGCGGAAAACAAAATTCGAGGATCTCAGTTTGTAGGTGCTTTGATCGACGAAGCAACTCTTATGCCTGAGAATTTTTTTAAGATGCTATTGTCACGTCTATCAATACCAGGAGCTTGTCTTTTTGCATCTACAAACCCCGACTCACCATTTCATTGGCTTAAAAGAGATTTTATTGATAGAGACGATGAGCTTGATATAAAAACTTTTAAATTTAATATCCATGACAATCCATCACTAACAGAAAAGTATATAAAAGATATTTCATCAGAGTATAGAGGTCTTTGGTATAAACGTTTTATTTTAGGTGAATGGGTAATTGCTGACGGTGCTGTATACGACTTTTTTGATGAGTCTATTCATGTTATTCCATATGCAGAGTCACCAGCGGAATATTATATAGTTGGTATAGATTACGGAACAACCAATCCGTGTGTTTTTACTATGATAGGATATAACTCACAATCTTATCCAAATATGTGGGTAGAAAAAGAATATTACTTTGACTCTAAAAAAGAGTTAAGGCAAAAATCTGATTATGACTACGTTATCGATTATCAAAATTTTGTTCGTGGATATTATATAAAGAATACATATATTGATCCATCTGCTGCATCTTTAAAGCAAGAGATGTACAGAAATGGCATAAAAGGTCTATTAGATGCTGTTAACGATGTTGTGCCTGGAATTCGATATGTTGGGCAGCTAATGACAAATGGTACGCTTAAAATATGTAAATCATGTGATAATTTAATTAAAGAATTCTCTACTTATGTCTGGGATACTAAAGCATCAATGAGAGGAGAAGATAAGCCTATTAAGCAATCTGACCATTGTTTAGATTCTCTAAGGTACGCACTTTTTACTCACTTCTTTCGAAAAACAGGAAAAGGCATGACCCAAGATGATATTTCACGTCTAGAAAGAGAATACGACTGGAATTATTAATAATTCATTAAAATATAACAACTTGCTATTTTATATTGTATATCTAAAAATACATTATATAGATTAAATAAAATTTAATAAATATTTTAATTTGCAAAATAATAAGAAACTCTTTAGATATATAGAATTAAAACTTAATCCTAGATATAATCATTTTTCATATGAAGTATCTAAAAAAGGGTTTATGAAAGCAATCTATGTACTTATCAAATCCACTATCTCGTATCCTAGTCCTTTAGGTGTAAAGAAATCTTTTGTGACTCGAGAAGGTGGTGGGGTACTAAAGGGCAACTTCCCGAATATATATACATCTTTTGATGATTTAACGAAGAATGCCCATTTTACCCCTTTTACTTACCTGTCGGAGGATTTCCTTGGACTACTATAACTATGTTGATGATACAAAAGTAGAACCTCGTAATGCTGATGATATTCTTAAACATTATGATTCTGACTATGAGTCTGCTTGGAATGCTTGGAACCCTTTCTATCCACTAGCTAATATCGATCTTCGCATGTACTTAGGCAATCAATGGGATGAAGGTGAAAGACAAAAACTTTTTCAAGAAGGTAGAAATGCTTGGGTTTTTAATTTAATCCGTAAAAACATCAATATGGTAGATGGGTACCAACGCAGCCATAGACTAAGCTCCGTAATAGTTCCTCAACAAGAAAAAGACCAACAAGGAGCAGATGATTTATCTGATCTACTTCAGTATGTATTACAAAATGGTGATGGATACAAGGCTATATCTGATTCTTTTTCAGGAGCTATTAAAACTGGATGGAATCTTTGCACTGTTTATATGGACTATACTGCTGACCCTGTAAATGGTGATATCAAATTTGGACGTGAGCCTTACTCTGGATTCATTACAGACCCTTTCTTTACTAAACTAGACTTTAGTGACTGTGGATATGTCATAAGAAGAAAGTACTTGAGCCCATCACAAGCAGCCTCATTACTTCCTGGTATGGAAGATAAAGTTTGGGAAGTATATAGACAAGGTTGGTCACGTGATGATAAGTTTACATGGTTGCCATATCAGTCAGAGGCTGAAGGGCTTAATTACATTGCATATACTGAATATTACAAGCAAGAATGGGATACAGTTCCAATTTTAGTAGATCAAAATACTGGTGAACACATGGAATGGGATGGTGATAAAAAATCATTGAAATTCATGTTAGAGAATTATCCTCAACTTAAAAAAATCAATAAACAAAAGAAAAAAATTGTTTGCCATATTATTTTAAATGAAGTCTATTTTAAAACAGTGGAAAACCAGTTTGGTCTTGATGAGTTTCCATTTGTTCCATTTGTAGGTACATTTGAGCCAGAATGTGAAGAGTGGTCTATAAAACTACAATCATTAACTAGGTGTATGGTAGACCCACAAAGAGAAAGCAATAGACGCTTATCTCAAATGACTGACCTTGTTGAATCACAAATTAATTCTGGATGGATTGCTGATGAAAACTCAGTGATTAACCCACGAAGTCTTTACCAGACTGGTCAAGGTAAAGTAATTTGGAGAAATGAATCTGCCAAACCAGGAGCTATAGAAAGAATACAAGCTGCACAAATTCCACCATCCATGTTTCAGTTACAAGATCTTTATGCTAAGTCTATGAGCGAGATTCTTGGTGTTAATGACGCTGCTTTTGGTATACCAGATTCAGGTAATGAGTCGGGTATTATGATGATGCTTAGACAAGGTGCTGCTATTACTAATCTACAATGTGTATTTGATAACTTACGATATGCACAAAAACATTTAACCAAAAAAATTCTTAAACTATTGCAGACATGGACTCCGCAAAAGGTAGAAAAGATTTTAGGTAGAAAACCTACTGAACAGTTTTATTCTAAAGAATTTATTGAATATGACATTGCAATTACTGAAGGGCCATTAACAGATACACAGAAGCAGACATTCTTTAAACAACTTGTTGATATTTACACAGTTTCTGGTGGGGCAGGAGTTAGCCCTATTACTCCTAGGATGCTTGTACAGAATGCTCCTATACAGTCTAAATCTACAATACTTGCTCAAATTGATGAGAATGAGAAGATGCAGCAACAAGCACAACAACAAGCACAACAACAACAAATGCAGATGCTACAGAAACAAGTTGAGGCAGTGGATGCACAAGTACAGAATACTAAAGCATCAACAATTGAGAAACTTGCTGGAGCTACAGAAAGAAGAAGTAGAACACAAAGTGATCTAGCACTTGCTACAGAAAGAATTTCAGAATCTGAACAAAATCGCGCGCAAGCAGCACTTGATAGAGCAAAAACAATGGTAGAAATATCTAATCTTAGTGATGAAAGAATTTATAAAGTATGGGACTTTGTAAATATGTTAGAAAAACAAGAGATTATAGATAGAGAAGCAATAGCTGAAAAGGTATGGAATCAAGAACAAAATATTACTAATCAAGTTCAGCAAGAAGTGAGTGTTCCACAAGGAGCACCTAATCAAAACATGGGACAGCCACCAGTTTAAATATGGAGAAGAAAATGTATAAAAAACCAATGAAAGGAATGAAAGGCATGGGCAAAAAAAGCTCAATGCCTAGCAAAAAAAGTATGATGCTACTTAAGCCTAATAATAATTTTGCTACTTTCAGTTTAGAAGATAACCAACAGTCTGGAATGGTAAAATCTATCAATCCTAACTGTGCAAATACACCTTAGGAAATAAATGCAAGAAACAGGTGAAACACGCGATGCCATCTTAAGTGACAATAGCAAACTCATTGAAGATATAGTCAATGCTAATCAGCATGTGACAGAACTGTATTGGATTGTTGTTTGCGCAAAGCCTTCAAGAAGTCATGTAGACGGAAAACTTACCCTCATGCAACACATAAAACCTTATAGAACAAAACCACCTTCATTGGTAGGGCAAATTATTGCTGAAGTTGATAACTCAAAAGGTACCATTCAATGGGAAGTAAATCTCCCTGATGTGCCATTTGATTATGACGGATTACCAAAGGTACAACATATAAGCGGAGGAGAACTTGTCGTTGAGACAACTACTATTCCACATGCTTATATTACATAAAGTGCCGCCGACTTACGGGCGAGAGGAGAACAACGCGTGAGCGAAGAACTACACACATCGGGCGAAGAAGATTATCAGGTCGCCGCTGATCATGACCAAGAACCGGAAGCTATCATAGAAAATAAACCGCGTACCGTTCCCCTGGACGCATTACAAAGTGAAAGAGCAACTCGGCAACGTCTAGAAGAAGAAAATCGCTTGATGAAAGAAAATTTAGCGTTATTAAAAGCTGCACAAGATAGACAACCACCTCCAGCACCACCTAAAAATGATCTTGAGGAGATGAATGACGATGATATTTTAACAGTAAAAGAATTTAAAAATCTTTCTACTAAAATGTCAAACCAATTTAAGTCTTCACTTGTTGAAATACAAATGGCGCAAAAATATCCTGATTATCAAGAGGTTATAACCAAATATTTACCAGAAGTTATTAAAACAAACCCTAATCTTAGAGATACTTTACAAAAAACTCAAGATTATGAATTGGCTTATTACCTAGCAAAGAACTCCGAAGGTTATAGAAACTCTCAAACTAAAGTTAATCCCGATGCTGAAAGAATTTTAAAAAATTCTCAAAGTAGTGGTGGGCTATCAAGTGTAGGTGCTTCAACTCCTGTGAGCCAAGCTAAGAGATATAAAGACATGAGTAATGCTGAATTTGAAAGTTTAATGCGAAGAAATAGGGCATAAAAAAAAGGATATATATGTCAAGTTCGTTAACAACAACAGCAATACTTCCGCCAGCAGTGCGTGAGTATTATGATAGAATGCTTCTTATGACAGCTTTCCCATACTTAGTATATGGAAAATTTGCTCAAAGAAGAACACTGCCAAAGAAAAGTGGTGATACAGTAGTATTTAGACGCTATGCAAAACTAAATACTGTGCCTATTCCATTACGAGATGGTATTACTCCACCAGGAACAGTACTTTCTGTAACTGACTTAAAAGCAAGAGTTTCATTTTATGGAAATTTTATTACGATTACTAATGAAGTGCAACTTACCGTTGAGGACAGGGTTAACACACAGGCCCTGTATAAATTTCTTCTGATTGACATGGACCCCTACTTTAACCAGGAAGCTGCTTAATAAGGAAACATGGGCGAAGGTAAATTAAAAATGGTTAGTATAAATATGGTTTTTAAATCTAGAGTTAAGTTGAGTCATTTGATGTCTGAGTTTTCCTCGAACTTCGAGAATATGTTCCGGTTGTTTAACTGGTCCACAACTTCCTGTTCGAGAGAATGTTTTGCGCATTTCCAACATAACTTCAGCTTGGAGCCGTTTTACTTTAAGATATGGCAAAAGCAACTCGGAAATATCCGTCAGCAAATTGCCAGTAAAATAAATCTCGTATGTAAAAAAATTTCTATCTTTCATGCGATTTTTATTATATTTAGTAATGCGTCCACCAAATGTTTTAAGAATCCATTCAAGTACTTCCAAACAATTGTTAGAGATTTTAAGGCATGTATGGTAATTGGGATATTTATTACCAGTACATTTAGAAATATTAATGTGATGGCCAATAAAAAAACAGCCTTCACCATCAATGAATCCAGCCAAATAAGCCAAATCCAATGGTGTGACTTTAGAAAGATCATAGGGTTTGAGTTTGGGCATAAAAATCCTTTCGTTAAATACACATATAGTATAAACGAAGATAACAATATTTACCACGCTAAACGACTAAGTGAAGAAACCCGAAAGGGATGCGATAGTCTGAACACTACACGAAAGGTAGTGAGGGAGAGTCGAAGAACTCACCCCGCCATAAAAATATGGTCAGTAGGCAAAGCTCAGCCGAAAGTAACAGAATGCTTAAATGAATCAGCTGATCTTTTAGCACAAAACTTAGGTCAAACTGTTGACCAAGTTGTAAGAGATGTTCTTGCTAGTACATCATCTGTACTTGCATGTCAAAATGGAGTGAATGGTGGTACACCCACAGAAATTACAAAAGCAGATATCGATGTAGCTACTAAATTGCTACTAAGTAACGATGCTAAAATGCTTTCTAGAGTAATTAAAGGTTCTGATCAGTTTGCAACAACTCCAATTAGACCTGCTTTTATGGGACTTCTACCAGTTCAACTATTAGATGATCTTGAAGCATGTACTAACTTTGTAGCAACTGCTAACTACCCAGGTTCTGAACTTGCTACAGTAATGGAATCAGAGTGGGGAGCAACATCTAACGTTAGATGGTCTTACTCAACTGTTGGAAGTGTAAGCGCTGCTGCAACACCAGTGTATAATAACTTTATTCTTGCTCAAGAAGCGTATGGTGTTGTAAATCTAGGTTCAGAAAATGGTGAGTTTTATGTGAAACCTTTAGGTTCTGCTGGATCAGCCGATCCGTTGAATCAAAGAGGATCGGTAGGCTGGCAACTTCCCTTTGTTGCAAGGATTCTTAATGATTCCTTTATGGTAAACTTACAAGCTACCCATTCATAACCAAAAATAATAGGAGAAAAAAATGTCACAATTAAAAACAGTCTCTTGGACAAACCCAGCTACAGCCGTTGCTCGCAATGTATCTGTAGGCTTTGCTGTCGCAAGAGTACAAGTTATTGACGTAACTAACGGTGCTAACCAATTATGGGTATATGGAATGCCAAACGCTTCACATATGAACGTAGCAACATCTGCAGTAACTTTAACTAACGGTTTTACACCATTAGCACAGCAAGTTTTATTTGCAGCACCAATTACAGCAGTAACCAGAGCAGCAGATACAGTATTTACTTGCTCATTTTTAGATCAGTTTTCATTTGCAGTGGGAGATAGAGTAAAAGCTACTGCTATTGCTGATGATGGTACAGGTCTTACGCTAAATGCTGATTATACTGTTCTTTCAGTATCAGCTACAGCAATTACTTGCTCAGAAAGTACGGCATCTGGCTTTAGTGCTTATGTATCTGGAGGATTCTTATCCCAGATATCTAATGCATCGGGCGTGCCGTACCCAACTGTAAACGTAGCTGTAGAAGGAGGAATTTTAGGAACTGGTATGGTAGGTGCAAATGGTGCATCTATGGTTGCAATTTTTGAAGGTCAAAACCCAGTAGTTTAATAACTTAGGGGGAGAAATCCCCCTTTAATATAAGGATAATAATGACAAAATATGATAATGAAAATTTAAAAAAACTTGAGTCTTTACCAATTCTTGGAGAAAAACCAAGTTCAGAAAAAGAAGAAAAGTTTTTAAGAGAAGTTGGAGAGTACGTTTTCCAAAATTTAGAAGAAAGTGGAGTAAATCTACCTTTTATGTACGGTGGAGCAAAAAATCATGTAAATCTTTTACTTATGCATGGAGCAACTTATAAATTTCCAAGATTTCTAGCTAGACATATTGAGAATTGCTCTACACCAATTTATGACAGGCGTCCAGATGGTATGGGTGGTATAATCACACAAGAAATTGGAAGACAACCACGTTTTCAAATGAAACAAGTTTTTAGCAAAGGATAAGTATGACTGCTATATGGACACTTTCAGATATACAACAAGCCATAAGAAAAGTTACAGGTAGATTTTCTCCTGCTGATATTTCAAATGCTGAGTTAAAAAAACGTATTAATCAATACTATACTTTAATTTTTCCTTCTGAAGTCAAATTGGAGCTAAAGCATGTATACTATGAGTTTACTACAAGTGCTAATCAAGCTGTCTATGATATCCCTCTTACAACTTATACAAACTTTGAGCCTCCTGCACTATGCAATAAACTTGATATGTTTTGGTATCAAGACCCAATACGTTTTAAACTTGAGAATGATCAACAATATACTTTTCTTACTCCATGGACAGGAGATGGAAGTACTTCAGTTTTTACTACAACCATAACAGGTTTTCCAATAGCTCCAAGCTCTTTAACAATTTATGACGGTGTAGAACTTTTTGAAGATACAAATACTACTTGGACAACTAGCAATGTAATAATTGATGGTTCATTAGGAGGTACTTGTACTGTGAACTACTCTACAGGTGTAATTACAGTTACATTTTCTACAGCTCCTTTAAATGGTACAGTTATTAATTTAAACTATATAGTTTTTGCAGCAAATCGCCCTCAATCTATACTTTTATATGACAATCAATTTACTTTATGGCCTACACCTGACCAAGCCTATAAGATTCTTATGAAAGCATATAGTGTAGTAGAGCCTTTAGAAAATGCTACAGATACACCAGGTTTAAGCGAATGGGGTAGATGTATTGTGTATGGCACAGCAAGAGATTTACTTGCAGACGCTGGAGAAATGGATGGATATAGTGAAATAACGGCTTTGTATAAAGAGCAAATAGCATATGTATTAAAAAGAACAAACCAAAATTTATTAAATATAAGAGCAAATCCAGAATTTTAAGGAGATTTTATGACATGGGATCCAACTTTACCTGCAGATGATACAAAAATACGTAATCTTGGAACAGTTATACGTCCAAATTGGGAGGCTATTGAGGAAGGTGATATTTCTTTTAGACCACAATCAATTAATCTTCTTAATCGTAATTCTATATCTCCTGTAACTCCAGTTGCTAATACAGGATCATATATTATTTTTAGTAAACCTGACTCTTTAACTGGAGTCCCTGAGCTTTTTGGGATTAACGCAAATAGCAATGTTACTCAACTTACTAATGGTTTACCAACTATTGGACTAAGCGGTAGCACTTTTATTCCAGGTGGTTTATTGTTAAAATGGGGAACTATTTCTACAGCAAGTACTGCCACTACGGCATTTACATATAGTTCTGCTTTTCCTACTAATACAATTGCAGTTTTTATTTCTGGTAATGGAACCAGTACTCGTTATAATTTTTCTATAGTATCTGAATCTAATACAGGTTTTTCAGTTACTACCTCAATTGCAGGAACATACACATATTTAGCTTTAGGTTATTAGATGACTCAGATTAACAGTATGATGATAGCTCCTTTTAAAACTGGTTTAGATACAGATATTGAAAGATGGATTGCTCCTCCTGATTCTTTTCGGCAAACTAGTAATATTCATGTTCACCATGGTTATTTAGAAAAACGAAGTGGATATTATGAATTTTCTAGTTTATCCCATGGAGAAAGAGTAATGGGAATAACTAGATATTTAGAAGCTGATGGTCAAAAAAGAGTTTTAGCTTTCGATACTTTAAATGGATATATTTTAAGCTTAAGTACAAATACCTTTACAATGCTGGATAGTGCAGCACCAATTTTTGATTCTGGTGAGTATGATTATATAAATGCAGTAAATTGGCAAAGTTCCAATCTTTTAAATAGACTTTATTTTAGTAATGGAAAAGCTTGGAATGGTCTTACTGACCCAAACTCACTAAACGGTATAAGATATTACTCTTCTGCTTCGGCAACTTCTACTGTACTTTTTACTCCTGAACTTAGTAATGTGACTGTATTAAGAAAACTTTATGGTGGTAAATTACTATTTACTATTGGACAAAGACTTATTATTTTATACACATATGAAAATGATACTACTATTACTCAAGAGTTTCCACAAAGAGCAAGATGGTGTGCAAAACAAAATCCTGACAATTGGAATGACGTTGTGGCTGGTGGCGGTGGATATGAAGATGCAGCAACAGGTGATCAAATTGTTTCAGCACAAGCTCTTAAAAACCAAATAATTGTATTTTTTACAAATTCTGTATGGTCATTACAGCCAACTGGCTTACCAAATCCTGCGTTTAGATGGAGTAGACTAAATAACTATAGAGCATGCGATGGAATAATGGGATCTGTAGCTTATGATAAGATTGCAATTGGAATTGGAACACGAGGAATAACTGCAACAGATGGTACACAAACTGAAAGAATTGATGATAGAATTGTAGACTTTACAGCCAATAACATTAACATAAATCAAATAAAAAAATTATTTTGTTTCCGAAGTTATCAAACACAAAGATGGTGGACTTTATATCCTTACAATGACTCTACAGAAAATAACCAAGCTCTTATTTATGATGATGAATCTAAAGCCTTTACAACATATGACATATCATTAAATTGTTTAGGTTATGGTAATACTTCTTTTTCTTATGCATTGTCAGACTTTACAGCTGTTAATAATTTAGATTTTAGTTTAGATGAAATGGGGGAAGATACCCTTATAGATTGGGGTTTTGATGGCGGAGAAGATATTTTACTTGGTGGAGATATCTTAGGTAATATTTATCAAATGGAAATAGGTTCAGAAGATGCAAATACTAATATTAATGCAAGCTTTACAACTGCCGCATGGAATCCTTATATAAAAGAAGGGATACAATCTCAAATGCCTTACATTGATTTTTATGTTGATACAGATAAAAAAACAAATGGTACAGTAGAATTTTATATAAATGATCAACCAAATCCTTATACTACCCAATCTATAAATTTTTTACCTAATTTAGATTTTGTAGCAGCAATTACAAGTGTTTCAAATTCTAATCCTTGTGTAATTTTTTCACCTAATCATGGTCTTGTAACTGGTCAAGAAATTTTTATCTATGGAGCTACTGGTATGCAAGAATTAAATTCATCTGGTTACACGGTTACAGTAATTAATTCTTCTTCATTTTCCTTAAATGGTATTGACTCAACAGCCTATGGAGTATGGGAGGGTGGAGGTAATGTTTATTTGAAAGAATTTTATCAAACTAAAGCTTGGATAAGAGTATATGGTGGCGGTATTGGTTATACTCATTGGATCAAAGTAAGCCTTAATGGTGGTGAAAAGCCATTTCGCTTTCATGCTTTAAAGCCTAGTTTTAGAAAAAGAGGAAATAGATGTATCACTTAACAATAGGAAATTATGACACTCTCTACTGAAATCATTTTGCCAGAACCTGAGGACTTTTCAACAGATCCACAAGACTATATTGATGTGCTTGTTACTAGAATTCAAGAAATGTATGAAGATATAGCAAATTCTGTAAATGGTTCATTTAGAAACGAAGCTGAAATGGATGGGACAAAATGGATACCAACATTATCAGGCTCTACAGCAGGTTCATTTACCTATACACAACAACTTGGTTGGTCTTTTGTACAGGGGATTATGGTAGATGTCTGGGGGTTTGTTTCTTGGTCTTCAACAACTGCTTCTGGAACCTTTCAAGTAGACTTACCTTATAAAGTAATACCAAACAATTCTCTTCTATCTTTTGTAGGTACATGTACACCATCTGGTATAACTTTTGCTTCAGGCACTGCCTGCAACATTGAAGCTATACAAAGTACTTACTATGCTCATATTAAAACTTATGGAACGTCAATATCGTCTGCAATTTTAAATGTTCCAGCTTCAGGTTCACTTACCTACCACTTAAGATATATCGGGGATTCAAATGCGTAAAATAGATACTTTGAGATGGATAAGAAGCACAAGCCCAGAGCTTATACCAAGATATTTGCTTGAGCAGGTAAAGCATAAAGAATATACAGTAGATGATTTTATAAAATATCAAATAAATACTGCTTTTATTAGCACCGATCAAGGTAAAGTACTAAATCCTTTTTCACATCTTTACTACTTAGCTAATGAAGATAACTTAATTAAAGGAATTCTTTGGTTTTGTGTAGATCCGCTGACTAAAGATATTATTATACAGACATACTCGGTAGATAAGGAATATTCCAAAGAAGGTGGATCAGTAGAAAAATTATGTATTCTAATAAAAGATATAGCTTTTAAAGCAAATTTAAAGAAAATATATTGGGTAACAAATTTTCCTAGGCATTCTCAAAGACACGGATTTAAAAAGTCAAAGTCTGTTCTTATGGAGTATTGTATGGATGAAAAAAAACTTAAAAGTGATGACAACGAAGTTATAAAGGAGAATTAAAATGGGTGCTACAATGATGGGTAGTGTACAAAATGCGGGTAATGTTGATTTATTAAATCCAGAACAACAACAATTTCTTTCTCAAATTTTGAGTAGGTCAAATGATCCTAATCAATTTAATCAAATGTTTCAAGATTCATTTGTTACTCCTGCTCAACAAACTTTAAATAGGCAAATTATTCCAGGAATTAAAGAAAGTTTTTTAGGTAATGATTCTTCAGGTTCAAGTGCACTTAATCAAGCTCTTGCTCAATCTGCAACAGATATTGGAACCATGCTTGGAACACAAAAGCTAAATCAATACAATACACAAACAAATCAGGGTATACAAGGCTTAGGAATAAAAGCTTTTCAACCTATGATACAAGAAAATAACGGTTGGTTAAGTGATATTTTATCTATTCTTGCTGCGGGCGGGAAATCGTTTTTAGGAGCTAAGTAGTTTAACTATAGTAAGAGGAAAAAATGGCATTACGTAATGTAGGAAATGTATTAGTATCAAATCCAAACCAAGGATTAACAGATTCACTAAGTGCTTTAGCTAGTGTTTTAGGGCAAGGAATAGCTCAATATAATCAACCTGCTCCTATTGCTGAACCAATAAAGCTACCAGATCGATTTAAACTTGTTTCCGATATGAAAAACTGGGGATTAAGTAACGAGCAGATACAGTCTTATCAAGATGAAGACTTAAACCGATTACAACAACTTAGAGAGATATATAGCCAATCTGCGACTCCAGCACAAGCATTTGAGCTAGCTTTAGCGCAACATAGACAAGAACAACAGCAACAAGAACAGCAAGCACAGCAAGAAGAGTTCAACGCTTTATCACCTTTTGAAAAATTTAAGGCATCATTTACCGGACCAAATAAAGAATCTGTTGATAATATTTCTACTTTAATGAATACATTAAAACAGAATCCTTCTGCTGCTTCTACTATTTTTGGATTACTAACTGGCAATACTGTTTCTAACAGTCAATCTACTCCTGATAATGATTCTATTTTAGGAGCAGGTAAAAAAGGTTTTAAATCTAGTATAGGTGCTCAAGCTAGAGCTGCTTCTCAAGGTATTGGATATGAAGAATTTATTAAAAACTCAGAAATAAAAGGTAAAAATTGGGCTAAAAAGTTAGCTTTTGATATAGGACAAATTGCAGGTGATCTGCCTATAATAGGACCTTCATTTGGCATTGGTTCCGCAGCTGGTGCAGCTTTAGGAGCTCCATTAGGTCCTGTTGGTTCTACTGTTGGTGGTGTAGTTGGTGGAGGGGCAGCATCTCAAGCAATTCCTGAGCTATTACGGTCATCTCTTGATGAGTACATGAAGTATACTGATAAAGGTGGTGCTTTAACTTTTGGAGACTTTTTAAAATCAGCTTCTGAGGTTGGTGTAAGAACTGGACAAGCTGGAGGAGCAGGAGCTCTTTTAGGACTAGTATCAAAATTTAAACTTGATAAAGTACCAGCTGTGCAAAAATTACTTAATTTAAAAGGTGGAAAAGTTGCAAAAGAATTTATTGAAGTAGGCACACAAGCTGGAATTGTAAGTACAGCAAAATCAGCTGCTAAAGGTGAGTTTCCTAGTATGGAAGAATACCAAAATACTCTTACTAATCTTGTTGGATTTAAAATATTTAATATAGGCACTAATAAATTTAAATCTTTTTATAATAATTTAAAAAAAGCTGGTGTTTCTCCACAACAAGCCGCTCAAAATATAGCAACAAATATGCAAGCAAGTGGATTAAATCCTGTAAATCCTTCTGACATGATGAAAGTAAAAGATAATATCAATAAATTTGTCTTTAATACTGCTCAGCAACAACCAGCTCAATCACAACCAATTTCTCAAAGACAATTAGCACTTGCTCAAGTAAGACAACAACAAGCACAACAACAAGCTGCTCAAGCACCTGTTGCCCCTGTACAAATGAGCCAGCCCTTACAACAAGCCAATGGCATAGAAGTACAGTCTAAACCTCAAGTGCAGCCTCAACAAATTGTTGAAAGACAGTTGCCTGTAACTAAAGCTAGAAGTCCAAAAACTCCTGCTCCGGTAAAAGAAGAAATAAAAAAAGTTAAAGGTACTGAAAAATCTGTTTTTAATCCCAAACAGGATTCGCAAAGTATATCAGAAATTTCTCAAAATATTGCAAATCGTCCTGTAAAAGAATACATTGATTTTGAACTTGATAAAGCAACCAAAGAAGCTAACCTAACCGCACGTGAGCAAGCTAAAAGAGAGCTAGCTAAAGAAACAGCGGATCAACTAGCGAAAGATTTAAAAATAGTTAAGTCTGACTTAGAAGATATAAAAAGTAATTTAGAAATAAAAGGACTTTCTAAGAAACTTAAAAATTCATATGACATAAAAAAATCAGAGTTAGAAAATCAAATAAAAACCATTGAAAGCAACCTTAAGCAAGCACAAGACATTGCAAGGACAGGTCAAAAAAGAGCTACTCAAGCAGAAACAGAAGCAGCAGCAGATAAGCGGGTTGCACAATTACTAGAAGATGCTTTAAAGCCAAACACAGTTTCAGGCGAAAAGACATCTAAGGATTTAGCTAGAGATGAAAAGTATATTAATGATCTTTCAAAAATTGTTGACAAAGGCGATCTTCCTCTTAAAAAAGCTACTGACTTTGGTATTAAGCAACTTCAAACGTATCAAGATAAATATCAGGATATGCTTAAAAAAGTAGAAGAAAATTTAATTACAGCACCACAAAAAGAAGTAGCCAATCTCACTGCTTATAAGAACCTTCTTGAAAAAAATATGAAAGTTAATGATGCTAAAATACAATTACGTAAGGATAAAGCGAATGTTCTTGCTAATCTTGAAGGTGCAAAAGGTGCATTAATTAAACAAAATCTTAAAGATCTTAGAAAAGATATAGACTCTTTTCAAAAGGATTTTGTAAAAGTATCCAAAGTACAAAATTTAATTGAATCTAAGACTCAAAAAGCAGCTATGGAAAGACTTTCTACAACTAAAGGTCAGCAAGACTTGATGAAAGCACTAGAGAGTGGTGATTTACAAGAAGCAAGCAATATTACTTCTATACCACTGAATGATTTAAAAACTATTTTAAAAGATACTAATCGACATGGTGAGCTCATTATTAAAGCAATAGAAAAAGAACAATCACAAAAATCTCAGTCAAAAACTGATGGAAAAGAAAATGTGGGACCTGAAGTTAAGTCTGCTTTTGACTCGTTTAAAGACTACTTGGAATGGCTAGGTATTCTTAAAAATAGATTTGCAAGAAGTGCTCTTGGTTTTTCTATTAAGTTAGCAGCTAAAAAGTTTTTTGGTATTAATTTACCAAATTCTACTCTTGGTATTCCTAGATCTAGCGGTTCTGGAAACGGTTGGTCAAAAGTAGGAGCAATAGGCGGATCAATTTCTACTTTAACTGCTATAACTAAATTTTTAAATACACGTTCAAAAGAAAAAGAAGATAAAGACTTTGCTACAAAACTAAAAAAAGCTAAAACACCAGTAGAAAGAGAAAGAGTTTACCGTGAAATGAATCAAAAAAATATTGCTCCAAAAAGACGTAAGCAAATAGAAGATCTAAGATATACTTAGTACTAATGGAATAAAAAAAATTAGTCTAACTATCCTTAAGATACGATCTAATTGCCTCTAAGACCATCCTAGATATAGAAATACCTCTTTCCGCAGCTTTAATTTTTATAAAAGAATGCTCATCTTGTGTAGTTCTTATTACAGTTATTTTTAGTTTTTTTTCTGGTGTAGATCTGTTTTTCAAAGTTATCCCTATTTGGTAAATTAATTATACAAATGTGTATTTTTATATATACAATGATACATTATATTTGATTTTATTTGCATTATAAAATTTAATGTGTAAAAGTAAGGTTAAATTAACAAAAACATGAGATCAAATATGGTCAAACCTACTAGAAATAAAGCATACTCTCTAACAACAGCACTGATAGATGTATTTCCTTTTCCTATATTTAAAACTTCTGCACCTACTACTAGTGATGTTGCATTTGAAATAGGACAAGTTTGGGTATATAAAAATGGAGATGCAAGAACGGTATATAACTTTTGTGGTTTAACAGCTGCAGGTGATGCAATCTGGCAAACTTCTGCATCAGGTGTAGGAGATATTGAATTTTTACAAGGTGATAGTGGTGGTCAAATATCCCCTGTTAATGAAGAAATTGTACTTGCTGGTGGTACTAACTTAACAACAGTTGGTACAGCTGGTACAATTACTATAAATTTAGATCCAGCAATTTCTTTAGCGACATCTGTAACTTCTCCTCTATATACTGCACCTATTAGCACTGACTTAAGAATTACAGCAGCAACAGATCAAGATGTGATTGTTACTCTTGGAGACGATCAAGGTAGTCAGATTTTTGCTATTAGAGATAGTTCTGCTGGAGATTTAATTGTTGTAGCTTCAGATACAATTAATCTAACAGGTGAAGTTACAAATATCGGGATCACAAATGCTCTTGGTACAATTACAATAGGTGCAGGAACAGTTGGAAAAACTGTACGTATAGGAAATGGAACAGGAAATCATATTTTAATATTTGGTAATAGTAATACTGGTAATGTTACAATGACATCTGGAACATCGCTTACATTAACTGCTCCTACTGTTAGTGTTGCAGGAAATTTAAGCCTTACAACTGCTGGAACTAGTTTAGAAATGAATGGTGGCGCTGCTACTGACTTTATTGGACAAGCGACTTTAGTTAATGGTACAGTTACAATTTTAAATACCAATATAGATAATTCTACTCATAAAATTTTTCTTCAAAGAAAAAGTCCGTTAGGTTCTTCAGCATTGGGAGAACTTATCTATACAATTACTACTGGAGTAAATTTTGTAATTACTGCCAGAAGAACAGCAAGTCCAGGAACAACTGAAACTGGTGATGAATCCCAAATTGAATACTTTATAGTCAAACAAAACTAGGAGATAAATAATGGCTAAGCCATCAAGAAATAAAGCATATGGATTAAATGTACCACTAATTGACGTTTTTCCTTTTCCATTGTATGAAACAAGAGTACCTACAACTGCGGACAAATCATTTGATGTTGGACAATTATGGATCTATAGAAACGGTGATGCACGACAAGTATATATCTTTGGGGGTATTGACTCTAGCAATCTAGCTATTTGGGCACTTTCTTCTACTAATACAGGTGATCTTGCGACACTAGAAGGTGATACTGGTGGAGCAATTGTTCCTACTTTAGAAAATATTATTATTGCTGGTGGTTCTAATATTAGTACAGAAGGATCATCATCTCCTGGGACTATTACTATCAACTTAGCAACAAATATTAACGTTACTTCAGCACAACTTGGTTTAATCAATGTTGCAACAAACTATATTACAAGTACCACTTCTAATACTAATATACGACTTGAACCCAATGGAACAGGAAAAGTAACTATTGAATATGCAACACAACATGCAGTTCCTGTATATGGAGCAAGTGGTGCTTTAAATGAAGTGGGTCCTCTTACAAATGGTCAATTGCTTATAGGATCAACTGGTGCAACCCCTGTTGCTGCATCTCTAACATCAACTGGTGGTTCAGTTACTATTACTCAAGGTGCTGGAAGTATTAACTTAGAAGCAGTCGGTGGAGCAGGATTAACTTGGAGTGTTGTTACTGCTGCAACTGCAACCCTTGCTGCTGGAGAGGGTATTTTTTGTAATAGAGGTGCTGGAGTTACTGTAAGTCTACCTACATCAGCTGCGGTAGGTGATACATATCAAGTATATGCCATGAATGCTGGTGGATTTGTAATCAACTATGGTACAGGACAAAGCATTCGTATAGGAACAACAGTAACAACCGTTACAAGTGGAACATTATCTTCAGTGAATATCGGGGATTTTGTTGAAATTATTTGTAATGTGGCTGATACTGGGTTCATTGCTTCTGTTAAGCAAGGTAATCTAACCTCAACATAAGGACAATTTATGTCAGTTAACGTAATAAACGTAACAACAGCAGGTTCAGTTATTTTTGAAAATGATGTTTTTACAGGAGGTATAACTCCAATTGCATATGGTGGAACAAATGCTAGTTCATTTACATCTTCTGCAAATGGAATTGTAGTTTATAATGGAACTAGTTTAATAAATCATGTTGGTCCGCAAGTAACATCAGATGGTTATTTAAAAAATAATAAACAACCAGCTTTTTTTGCACAGTCAAATGTTAATTTTAGTAATATTAGCGGCGATGGAAGTGCATATACACTTGCTTTTAATAGCACATTATTTAATCACTCATCAAGTTTTAATACTACAACACACACTTTTACAGCACCTATTGCAGGTACATATTCTTTTTATGTTGTATGTGATAGAATCAATAAAGGAACTAGTACTAGTGAAGTTTTATATATTGAATGTACTAGGCCTACTTTAGGAGATATAAATTTTCATTCAAATAGTGATATGACAAATACATCATTTAGTTTGCAATTATCTTGTTTAGTAACACTTGATACAGCAGACACAGTAAAGGCGGTATATTATGCTTTTGGTGGAGCAAAGGACATAAATTTAATTAATAGTACTATTTCACCAAGCACATATTTTCAAGGAAACTATTTAGGATAAAAATGACAATAAATAGTATTAATGAAATTTCTGATGGGCTTACAGTTGACAATTTATTAATACAAAATAATGCTATTTCTTCTACTGCTGGAAATTTGGTTATAAAAACAGATGGTACTAATCCTATTCAAATCAAAGATGGTGCTACTCTTCTTTATGAAATGTCTAATGCTGGAGATCAATCTATTCCTTTACAACCATGCTTTGTAGCTAAAAGAACAGACTTATTAATAGACGTAACTGGTGACGGAACCGTTTACACACCCTCACTAGATGTAGATCTTTTTAATGTTGGAACCAATTATGTTGATCCAACATTTACAGCACCAGTAACTGGAATTTATTTTTTATGTGCTTCATGTACCTATTTGAACGTTTCTTCTGCAATGACTACTGGCTATGTAAAAATAGTTACAACCAGTAGAACTTTTTTAAAGTATTGGAATCCTTTTAATAATTTTTCAGGAACACTTTCTTCAACATGTCGGCTATCAGTAATTACACAAATGACAGCAGGTGATACAGCTTTTATAGAATCATCTATTTCTGGAGGAACAAAAACAGCAGACTTAAGAAACTTTGCAATAAATACAGCCTCATACTTTAACGGAGTTCTCTTAGGATAATATGGCAGAACAAAATAAAATTAACAATATCTCAGAGCAGCTGCAAGTTAATGACATAAGTTTTTCAGGAAATACTATTTCTTCTGCTACTGATTTAATTTTATCTACTGATAATATGGATGCTATTCTTTTTCAAAACTCATCAAATACGTTATTTGATTTAACTTCTAATGGTCAGTTAACAAATCCTTATCAAATTAGTTTTCTATCCTATGCATCTGTAACACAAGATAATGTAACTGGTAGCGGAGGTCCTTATGTCGTATATTTTGATACAACTAAATACGATATTGGAGGTCATTTCGATGATCAGTATTTTATTGCACCTGTAACTGGTTTATATTATTTTTCTTGTTCCTGTGTTTTAAATGGGTTATCTGCAGGAATGACAAGTTTAAGATTAAATCTTACCACTTCTAATCAAACATACAATTCTTTTACCAATGCATATGGTATTTCTACAGTTGGTAGCCAATCTTCTATTCATGCAAATATTATCACACAAATGGATGCAGCCGATGTTTGTAGTATAGAAGTAACCGTAAGCGGTGGCACGGCAACAGCTGATATGCAGGGGGCTGCAACATTAAGAACCTTTTTTAGTGGGCATAGAATCGCATGACACAAAATTCCATTAATAAAACCTCATCAAGCATTGAAATAGATACTTTGCAAATCAACAATAACACCATCACAACATCAAGTGGTACAATTGTTTTAGATACATTAAATAGTGATGAAATACAATTTACAGATGGTACAGATATATTAGTAAATATAACTCCAAATGGTCAATTTACTACACCTTTACAACCAGCATTTTTAGCTTATGCCAATATTTCTGTGACTTCAGTAACAGGTAGTGGCACTGAAGTAGTCGTAAATTTTAATATAGAAGAATTTGATATTGGTAATAACTTTAGTTCTTCTAATTTATTTACAGCACCAATTACAGGAAAATATATGCTTGGAACAAATGTAACGTTTACAAATCTCTCAGCTGCCATGACCTCATGTAGACTTTCTGTAGTAACTTCTAATAGTACTTTTGAGGTTTTTGCCAATGCATTTGCAATGACAAATGGTGGTGCACTAGGAAGCATAAGTTTAAATTTCAGCTGTAATATGGATATAGGAGATACTGCACAAGTATTTTTTCGTATTTCTAATGGTGCTAGTGATACAGCTGATATAAATGGTAGTGGTGATTTAGAAACGTATTTTTATGGAAAATTATTAGGGTGAGGAAAAATGGAAATTAAATTAGACGATGAAGTAATATTAAAATTATCAGAAGTTGAATTAAAAACTTTAATGAATGATATTTCAAGTGATGAATTAAAGTCAGACATTGCTAGAAGGTTGAAGTATATTATTATGCATAAACATGCAGAATGCCTTAAAAGACTTAAGAAAGAATGGATGCCAAAATTTAAAGAATTAGGTAAAGATTCAATTCCAGTAGATGATACTAAGTTTTGTGAAGAGGTATTTGCTTGTGAAAGTTATGAGTGTAAGAAAAAAAGAATGTTAAAAAATCAAGAGTAGTAAATGCCGCAAAATAGTATTAATAATACTTCTAATGGGTTGACAGTAGGAAATTTGTCTATTGGAACTAATACAATGTCATGTATTACTGGAGATTTCATTCTTAATGGTAATGCAAGTAATTCTATTACTATGAAAAATGGGGCTACTACTCTTTTAACAATAAATTCTAGTGGATTACAAACCATTAATAATAATCCTGGGTTTGTTGCAAGAAGAACAGCTAACCAGACTGATATAACTGGTGACGGAACAGCTCTTTCGCCTACTTGGACAGCTGAACGATTTGATACAGCAGGAAATTTTTCCGATCCAACATTTACTGCTCCTGTCACAGGAAAATATTATTTTTCACTTTCCTATACTTTTCTTGGACTTTCCGCAGGTATGACAACTGGATATACAAAGCTGATAACATCAAATCGGACATATACTAAATATGGGAATCCTTTATCACTTGAAGCAGCATCCACAGCAAATACAGGTACAATTTTGCTTAATGCAATAGCAGATATGGAATCTGGAGATACAGCTTCAATGGAAATTTCCATATCAGGAGGAACAAAGACAGCAGATCTAAGAAGTTTTTTAATAGTTATTACAACTTTTTTTAACGGAGTATTGATTTCTTAGGAATATATGGCACAACAAAATAGAATAAATAAAATTGCAACTGACTTAGATTTAGATAACTTGATGCTGACGGATAATGAAATTCAAGCAGTTACTGGTGATTTAATTTTAGCAACAGATGGCACAAATGAGTTAAAATTACAAGTAGGTGGATCTACTTATGTTGATTTTTTTTCTTCAGGTGCAGTATCTATGCCAAATCAACCTTCTTTTTTTGCTTATGCTAATGCAGCTGTTGGTAACGTAACAGGTGCAGGAGTTGAGGTGACCGTAGGATATAATACAGAAAAGTACGATATAACTAATAACTATGCAAGCAACACATTTACAGCTCCTATTACTGGACTTACGTCTCTTATGGTTGGGTTATCTTTAAAATTAAATACATCAAATCAAGCTTACCAAGTATTTAATAACCCATGGTTATCTAGTGCAGCAGGAACTAGTGGATCAATAAATTTTTCTTGTGTTACAGATATGGACTCAGCAGATACAGCATATATAACTTTTATTATATATGGTGGTGCATCTAATACTGCAGATTTACAAGGAACAGCTTCTACTTATTCAACCTATTTTTCAGGGCATTTAATTTATTAGGAAACTATGGAACAAAATTCAATCAATAGAACTTCTGAAGGATTGACAGTCGATAGCTTATCGATTAGTGGAGGCACCATTGCTTCTAGTTCTGCTGGTATGGTTTTAAAAAGTAATAGTACTGATGACATTACTTTTACAAACGGTACAAATACTATTTTTAATATTACATCAACTGGATATAAAACAAATCCTTTACAACCTGGTTTTTTGGTTTATGCAAATGCAACGTTAACAGATATAACAGGTAATGCTGCTGATTACTTAATTCCTTTTAATACAACTGTTTATAACATTGGTGGTTACTTTTCTACTGATACTTTTACAGCACCTATTACAGGTAGATACTTATTAATTGCAAATGTAACCTATACAGGGTTATCTTCTGCTATGACTACTTGTCGTTTAAAAATAAATATAAATAGTATACCTATAGATAGAAGATTTAATCCTTACAATAATTCAGCAGCAGGGACTAATGGAACAATAAATCTTTGTTCAAATATTAATATGACAGCAGGTGATACAGCTCAGGTATATTTACAAATTAGCAACGGAGCAGGAAATACAGCTGATATTGTTGGTGGATCAGAATTAGTAACATTTTTTTGTGGCCAGCTAATGTCTTAGGAGAAAACAGGAGAAAAATGGAAATTAAAATAGATAATAAGGTAATTTTAACATTATCACAAACACAGGTAAAAATACTTATGCATGACATTTCTTCAGATATATTTGAAGAGGATATTGCTAGAAGACTAAAGTTTATCCTTATGGAAAAGTATCAAGGCTGTGTAAAAAGAATTAGGCAAGAGTGGGAACCTAAGTTAAAGGAATTAGGAAAAAGAACTATTCCTTTGGATGAAGAAAAGTTCTGCGAAATAGTCTTTGATTGTAAAGATTATGCAGATAAAAAAACAAGATTAACAAACGGAGAGTAACATGACAATTAACAATATTAATAACACAGCTAGTTCAATGGCTATAGGTAACCTAGGACTTGCTGTCAATACAATTTCATCATCAGACACAAACGGAAATATTCTTTTTGTACCAAATGGTACTGGAACAATTGGCTTTTATGGAGCATATTCATTCCCTGTAGCTGATGGTACAGCCGGTCAAGTCATGAAAACTGATGGAGCTGGAGTGATTACATGGGAAGATGATGAAGCAGGATCTTTTCCTTGGACTGTTCTTACTGGAACAACTCAAACAGTTGTTGTAGAAAATGGATACATTGCAAATAATGGTTCTCAAGTTTTAGCATTTACATTACCTGCGTCAGCTGCAGTAGGTGACGAATTTGAACTGATTGCTGGAAATGCATCTTTTGGATTTTCAGTACTCCAATCGGCAGGCCAATCAATAGTCATAGGAAATACTTCAACAACTGTCGGGACTGGAGGTTCACTAGCATCAACTGCTAGAGGTGACTGGCTTCGTTTTATCTGCTTTGTGGGTGGAGCATCAACAACCTGGCTATGTTCTGTACAGCAAGGAAATATTACAGTAGTATAATATAAAATTATATCAGGGAGAGAAATCTCCCTGGTATATATAAAAAAAGAGTTAGGAAAATATGACAAAAAATTCAATAAACAATATTGCTTCAGATTTACAAGTTTCAGCAATAAATTTGTCTGGATCCACTATTTCTACAACGACTACTGATACAGACTTGATATTATCACCTTCTGGATCAGGGAATGTATCTGTAACAGCATCATCTATAATACCAACAACGGATAGAATTGATAATTTAGGAAATACAACAAATTCATGGAATAATATCTATGCAAATAGTTTATCTTTTGATGATGGCACAAATTCGTTAACTTCATATATAGGGCAGTCTAGTTATACACCTTCAATTTCTTTTGGGGGCGGTACTACTGGTATAACTTATCTACTAAGAGAAGGCGAATACTTTAAAATTAATAATTTAATTTTTTTTAGTTTTGCTGTAAGGCTTACTTCAAAAGGATCATCTACAGGAAATTTAGAAATAACACTTCCTTTTAGCTCAGTTACTTCATTTAATAATGCTTTATTTACTATAAGATTTGAAAATACTGTACTTGCAGCAAATACATTTGTATATATTGATATGGTTAATATTGGTTCAAGTCGTGCAGTAATTAGGTTTTGTAGTCCTAGTGGTATAAGTACTGTTACTAATACTTCATGTACAAATACATCAACTTTTTTTGGTTCTGCATTTTATTATATATAAATTTAAAAAGGAAAAAGTATGACAAAAAATAGTATAAATAATAGTGCATCAGACTTACAAGTTTCAGCAATAAATTTATCTGGATCTACTATTTCTACTACGACTAGTAATACTGATCTTACTTTATCACCTTCTGGAACAGGGGATGTTGTAGTAACAGCATCGTCTATAGTACCAACAACAGATAGAAATGATAATTTAGGAAGTGCAACAAATTCATGGAATAATATTTATACAAATGGCATCAGTTTTGATGATGGTATAAATACATTAAGTACTTATACAGGACAGTCTAGCTATACACCTTCAATTTCTTTTGGGGGCGGTACTACTGGTATAACTTATCTTAACCAAACAGGACAATTTATTAGATTGAATGATATTATTATTTATAATTTTATTTTTTTATTAGTTACAAAAGGTAGTTCTACTGGGCAAGCAAGAATTTCTTTACCAACCTCAATTACATCTTCAGCAGTTAATCCTACATGTAATTTAATTTTACAATTGAGTACTGGAATAACATATAATTACACAGTTTTAGATTTAGGATCGATTACTTCAGGTTCAGCAGATATTATTGGAATTAGAGATAATTCTACTCCAATAAATTTAACAGATGCAAATTTTGTAGATGGGACTTATATTTCAGGAAATGGGTTTTATTGGGTATAATATAAAAGGGATAAAATATGACAAAAAATTCAATTAATAATACTGTTTCAGATTTACAAGTTTCAGCAATAAATTTATCTGGATCTACTATTTCTACTACGACTAGTAATACTGATCTTACTTTATCACCTTCTGGAACAGGGGATGTTGTAGTAACAGCATCGTCTGTAGTACCTTCAACAGATAGAATTAATAATTTAGGAAATACAACAAATTCATGGAATAATATCTATGCAAATAGTTTATCTTTTGATGATGGCACAAATACAATAAATAGATTTATACAAAAAACTGCATATACGCCTGTTATTGTAGCTACAAATTCGAATACAATTATCTATACGATTAATGAGGGTTTTTATAGTGTTATAGCTAATCAAGTTTTTTATAGTGCACATATTATTATATCTTCTAAAGGTACTGCTACATCAGGTTTTAATATTACTTTACCACCTTTTCCATTTTTTACTTCAATTTCTACCTCTTGCTTTACTCCTTATCTTTCGCTTGTAAATTTTACAGGTTCAAATGGAATTGGAAGATATGCATTAGTAGTATTTGATACTGAAGGAAATAAAAATTTACAAACTATCACAAGCAGTGCTTTAGTAAATAATTTAACTATGTCAAATTTATCAGATGGTTCAGTATTAAGATTTAGTGGATACTATACAGTAGCATAACTTTTTTAGGAGAAAAACATGACAGGAGATTTAAGCATACAAACAACTGCAAGAGATTTAGTACTAAACTTAAATGATTCTTGTAATTGTTGCTGTTGGAAAGGAAAAAAACATTCACCTAAAACTCATGTCTATGTAAGACATACTGGAGAAGTAGAAGTTTTTGACTCAAGTAAAGCACAAAATACACGTGAAGCAATGACAAGGTGTATTTCAAATCTTGGAAAAATTATTGATAATATGGAAGAAGACGAGATAGAAGCTGGTCAAAAAGAAGCTCTCATGCTGTTGAAAAAAAGGGTAATTAAAAACGATGAGAGCCCTCCATCTCCTATAACTTTAGGAATCATAGAAGATGTATTGCGAATTAGAAATCGAATGAAACCAGTAATGAAAATGATTTAAAGTTTTCTAGAATATAAAGTCCAAGCCACACTAGGCTGCTTTCTATATTGTTCAAGATCAACTTCAAAAAGTTCTGGTATACTGCTATAGTCTATACATCCTTTCTTGATTATTTTTGAATATTTATAATTTTTAGAAATACAATTGATTCCTTCAGAAAGTTCTTTTAACTTTTCTTCTAACAATTCTTTTTGTAAAGTATAATTTTTAATAATTTCTTTTACTTTAAATAGATCATTAGCAATAGCATCCCAAGTTTCACCTTTTTCTACGTAATCATCATTAGTTAATGCTGGTGGTGTAAATGAAATAATACAATTCCAAAAAGCAGCTAATTTTTCTTTTAGCATATCTTGATACTTTTCATCCTTTCTTACTTCAACTAAAACTCCTTCTCCAGAGTTATAAGAAAAATAATGCATCATGTCATGACCTAAACACATCAATTGATGTTGTAACTGAGGCATATAAACTTCAGGTATGATACCTTTTTTTGCAAGTTCATGATCTTCTCTATTAATACATTTAATCTCAACAGCAAGCTTCTTATCAATGGTAAGCCCATCTAAGCTAGCCATCATGTAAGGAATGTCTTTATGAAAAATAATATCAGGGGCTACTAAATCACCCGTCATTGTTTCATACGAATTTCTAGCTTGTGCTTCCATACCTGTACCATAGTCAGTTGCTAAAGATTTAGAATTTGGTTCTATTAATCCTAGCTTTTCTTGCCATAGTATATATGGAGTTTTTATTCTTCCATCACGTAATTTCCATTTTGCTAAACTAAGAATTACTGGTGAATCACTTGCACCAATATAATTTTTCCTCATTTTAAGCCACTCTAAAGTCCCTTGTGTTAATTGGTTATTCATTAGACTCCTCCGGTTTTTTTTGATTTGCTAAATCTATAATTCGATAATACCAATTAATCGGAACATTTCTTAGATCTGTTATTTGTGTTTGCAACAGCACATTATTTACAGTAGCA